ATCGCTGACGCTGTGACCAAGGCACTTAGACGATGGGAACCGCCGCTCACAGTAAATGCTCTCGTCACCTTCGATCCTTGGCGCACTGACTACATCCGCGCTCCCGGCGTCAATCAGGCGTCACTCCAGTACACGGCAGTCATCGAGACGCCGTAGCCCGCACAGTCGGATTTCACCACTCATTCTCTTTTAAGGTCGCCATAGGTGGCCTTTTTTGTTGGAGGCCGCATTGGCTCAAGCAACGACTATCAAGGGCGGCAAATTCCGCGTCCTTATCGGCAACGATGCCGACCCAATTGTATACGAAAACCCATGCGGCTTCACGCAGCGGTCTATTACAATCAACAAGGGCCTCGAAGAGGTCAATGTTCCTGACTGTACCGATCCTGATAAGGTCGATTGGGTTGGGCGCGATGCAACCAGTCTTTCGATGAGTATCAGTGGGGAAGGCGTACTTGCCGCTGAAAGCGTCGATGTTTGGCTAGATGCGGTCGACAGTCTCGAATCCATTCCAGTGAAGGTTGAGTGGGAATTTCCTGCAAAAACCATTACGTGGACCGGCTTCATGCATGTTGAAAGCATTGAGGCGGGCGCAACCAACGGCCAGCGCGCGACGCTGAATGTCAGCTTGCAGTCTGACGGTGTTATGGTTCGCACATCTACGCCGGCTACACCATAATGAGCCGTGACGCATCGATCGAGCTAACCTGGGCGGATGATGATTACACCTTCCGCCTTGGGTGGAGCGAACTCGAAGCACTCCAGGAGGCCTGCGATGCGGGCCCCTGGGTTATTCTTGAGCGGCTTCACAACAAGCAATGCCGGTCTGGTGAGATTGCTGATGTTATCAGGCAGGGGCTCATCGGTGGCGGTTTGAAGCCGCCTGAAGCCACAAAGCTGGTTCAGAGATACGTCAAAGAGCGTGTGTCTGATTTGGCTGAGAATCTCTTATTTGCGATAGCTATTTTGCAAACCGCCCTTCAGGGAGCGCCTGAAGAGCCATTGGGGGAGCCGGGGGCGGCAAGTCAGGAGGGGAACAACTCGACAGTCTCCCCAATGGAAAGATCAGATTTGCCGCAATCTACGGAAACGGTGCAGTTCTAGGATTTACGCCGCAAGACGTTGGCAAAATGTCGATGTGGCAATACATGGCTGCGCTTGATGGTTACATCAAAGCGAATACGCCAGACGAGCCCGGTAAGCTTTCAGAAACCGAGAAAGACGATCTTTGGGATTGGATTAAGGCTGGGTGATGCTGGCCTTACCAATACTTTACGCCGATGTTCTTATCATGCCATGCCCGTCCGACTGTGTAGTTTAGACACCGGTCAACTTCGCCTCGGGCTTTCGCAAAGCTATCAGCGTGACCGTCCGGACTGCCGTTCTTCCAAGAGTTCAGGGCTTTTACCCAAACATCGCAATCGGCCTCGTAGTCCCTAAGTGCTTGTTCTGCGCTAGCTGAACGCGCCGCAGCAACATACTGCGCAGCCCGGTACTCATTCCAAAAATAGTACCCGACGAACGCGATAACCGCGATGCAGGCCGCGCCGACCAATACTTTCATCCACATCCCCAAGTTCGCGTGACTGCGAGCTTTTTTTCTTATCAGGACATCGTTTAGTATGGCAAGAACCGACCTCGAAAGTCTGGTTGTTCAGCTTTCTGCTGACTTCAAGTCATTTGAAAAAAGCCTGGCCCGCGCCAACGATGTTTCTAATCGCCAATTTAATGCGATTGAACGACGCGCCCGCCAGATGAACAAGAATCTGGATAGTATTTTCACGCGCTCGTTTAGCGGCCTCACGGCACCGCTCGCCGGAATCGGCGCTGCACTCGGTGTCGATCAGCTTCGCAAGATGACTGATACGTGGACGGATATGACGTCCCGCGTCAATCTTGCCGCAGGGTCGATCGATAAAGGTACCGAGGTCATGGGCCGTCTCGGCGACATGGCTCGCCGTACGTATTCGGATCTGACCCAAACAGCCGAAAGCTATCTATCCAATGCTACAGCTGTTCGCGAGCTTGGATATAACACCGATGAATCGCTAAACTACACCGAGGCGTTGAACAATGCGCTCGTGGTTTCAGGAGCTAAGGGCGATCGAGCTGCACGAGTTATCGATGCGCTCGCCAAAGCTATGGCGACCGGCAAGTTGCAAGGCGATAACCTCAATACGGTGATTGAATCCGGCGGCCGCGTTGCGGAAGCGTTGGCAGCTGGTCTTGATACGACAGTTGGCGGCCTGCGCAAGCTTGGTTCGCAGGGCAAGATCACGGGCAACGACATTGTTCGCGGCCTATCGAGCCAGATGGAAACGCTGCGTCAGGAAGCGGCCGACATGCCAGCGACGATCGGCGACGGCTTTACGCTTCTGAATAATGCTCTGCTTCAGTATGTTGGCAATGCTGACAGCGCAGCTGGCGTATCTGCGAAGATTTCCGAAGCGCTGGTCATGATTGCCGACAACTTCGACAAGGTTGCAGATGGCGCTTTGCAGGTTGCCGCGGTAATCGCTGGTGCCCTAGTGGGGCGTTCGCTCGCGGGTATGATCCGTACATTAGGTCTTGCTGGTACTGCACTGGCGAGTTTCACTAAGGCGTTGGCAGCTGCCCGGACTATGGGTGGCCTTACTACAGCCTTCGGTGGCCTTGGTGCCGCTGCTGGCCCTGTTGGTATGATCATCGGCGGTGCTGTCGTTGGTTCCCTAGCACTCTATTCTGCCAATGCAGCAGATGCCTCCAATCGGTCACAGAAGTTCGAAAAGGACTTGGAATCGTTAGGACTTCTGGCTCCGCGTGTTGCTGAAGGAATCGAGAGTGCAGCTGTTTCCCTTGAAAAATTGGGGAAAGAAAAAACTGCACAGAAGATTCGTTCTATCGCTGATGAGCTTGATCGAATTCGGAACGGTGGAAACTTTGGCGCGGTAGGCGACGAACTGAATGCTATCGCGGGCAAAGCTAGGTCTGGTGGAGTCATCAGGCTTTGGGATGATGATGCTGATAGCAAGGCGCGCACCGAAATCATTGAACTGACTGCCGGTCTGCAGAATATGCAGATTACAACTGACAAAGTTCGAGAGCGAATGAATGCTATTCGCTCCACGCCGATCAGCGATCCAGTCAAAGACCTTGCCAATGAGTTAGACCGTTCTGCTCAGAAAATGGCGGCATTACAGGCGCAATCGATTTCCTACGGCGAAATGCCGGGGCTCAAGGTCGCGCAAGAGGAGATCAACGCTGTTATCAGCGACTTTGATCGACTCGAAAAAATGGAAATTATCACATCTGAGCAGCGCAAAGCCTTAGAGGATGCGCTGAGAAAGCTGCGCGATACTGGCGATGGGGCGGTTGAGGCGCGCGCTGCGCTCGCATCGATAGGCGGCGTTAGCTTTAGCACAACGCTGAGCGGCCTTGATGGGTTGATTGATCGTGTCTCGACGCTCTACCAGCAGTTGGCGATTGCCCAACAGGTTATGGGCCAGATATCCGGTGCGCAAAATGCCATCGAAGATCGCTCGACCCGTTCAGCTAAAGATCCATACATCATGCAGCGTGAAGCTGCGAATGAGTATGAACGCGATCAGATGCGGTTGGCGGCGCTCAGCAAAAAGGAACACGCGCTCGAAATGGAGCGCAAGAAAGTTCGCGACGCAGCCACTAGAGATGGCATAGCTCTCGAAGCGGATGCTATCGACCGAATCGCGAAAGCGAACCTTGCCGCACAGGAAAGCCGAACCGCCGAAGGCAAGAAGCCGAAGAAAGAAAAAAAGACACCGGCTGAAAAATTCGACACTACGGTTCAGGACGCTAACGACCGGACAGCTGCACTTGTCGCGGAAACTGAGGCTCTTCGCCAGATCAATCCACTAATTGATGATTACGGCTTCGCAGCTGAAAAGGCACGCACCGAGCAGGAGTTGCTTAATGCAGCTCAAAAGGCTGGCATTGCCATCACTCCTGAACTCCGTTCGCAGATTGCGCAAACTGCCCAGCAGTGGGCGCTCGCAACTGCGGAAGCGAATAAGCTCAACGAAGCGCAAGGCGAGTTAAGGCAAAAATCCGAAGAATGGCGCAGCACCGAGCTCGATGCGTTCAAGGGATTGGTGACGGATCTGTCATCTGGAAAAGACGCTGTTGAAGCCCTGACCGACGCAGTACAAAAGCTGATCGATAAGCTGCTGGACATGACGTTGAACAACCTTTTCGAAGGTCTATTCGGGAAGTCAGGAAGTCTGTTCGGCGGGTTCATGGGTTTCAAAGACGGCGGACTGCCTAAGTTTGCCAATGGAACGCCTTCGCGACTCGGTCCCGGCCTCATTCGTGGACCTGGAACTGGTCGCAGTGATAGCATACTTGCGCGAGTATCGAACAAAGAGTTCATCACGAACGCTCGTTCGACAGCAAAACATCGTGGGCTTCTTGAAGCGATCAATGAGGATCGATTGCCTGCATTTGCGACCGGCACACCAAGTCTGCGCGCCCCATCAATGCCGATACTCAGCGCTCCACAAAGAGCGGGAGCCGCAGGCCCGATGCGTGTGGATGTTGTGACCCGGTTCGAGAATGACGGAAACTTCCATTCGTATGTCGAGAACGTGTCTCAGAGCGCCAGCACAAGAACCGTCAAAGCATACGACAAATCAGGCCCGATGCGTTTTGCGCGGGACAGTAAGCAGGCATCGAGGCGGGGGTTAGTGCGATGATCGATCTTCTCTCAACCGTCCGCTTCGTGCCGTCGTACCCAATGCTGAACAACCCGACCAGCCAGACAAAATTCGGCGGTCGGGTTATTTCGACGGTTGAGTTCGTTGATCCTTATCGCACTGTGGATATGGAAACTTTACCGATGAAGGCCAGTGAGGCCGTTCAGCTTCAGGCTTTTATTGCGGCTGCCAAGGGCGGCATGGAAACGATTGTCTATCGTCCGAAGCATATATGCATTCCCCGCGCTTATTGGGGTGATCCGAACAATTCTCACATCACCGGCACAGCATCGCGCGGAACGGTGACAGGCGGATACACTGTTCAGCTAACAGGTGTTGTTCCGGGTTTGCAGTTGATGGACGGTGATATGTTCTCACTGAAGAGCGGTGATTACCGTCAGTTCTTGCAGGTGGCATATGGTGGCGGCGCAACAGCTGTCAGCACGACGATCACTGTTAAGGTGGATCAGCCGATTGCGTCTTATATCGCAACCGGCGCAACGGCTCGTTTCAAGCAGCCAGAAATGAATGCCCGACTTGTGAGAGACAGCTTTCAGATGTCGAAAGGTCCGCGCCCGACTGCATCTTTCCAGCTGATCGAGGTGCCGAAGTGATGGACGACTTGTAGAGCCGTATCAATGATGAGATTTGCTGATCGATCCAGTAATTGTCCGGTCGATCGCAACAGTCATGCGGCTATCGGAGCCGTACGCCGAATAGACAGCAAGCATTGCCAGAACCATTGGTGTGGCAAGGATGGCGCTTCTGATTGCGGTTTCTGCGATTGGTGAGCGGGATCGTTTTCTCATGATCTTTTAATGTCGGATTTAGCTTAAAGCTAAGTAAAACGGTGTGGTTAATCATCTGTATCCTTCACTAAAGCCAGCCCACAGTTATCATTAGGAGGCTTCATGGCTTTCCCAACTCGTCTACAGCAATTGCTGGAAGAGGGGCGCATTGTTGTGCGCTCTCTTGGCGAATTCCAGTTCGGCACGGGCTTCTGGTATATGTGGAACGGCTCGTCCGAGTTCACTTGGAATGGCAACACGTACATTCCAAACCAGCTGATTGCGATTGAAGAACCGCCTTATCAGATGGGCGCCGAAGCACTGCCGATCACCATCACCATGCCGACCGCTGCGGATTACGGTGTGACGCCAGATAAGCTCGCCCAGATCGAAAGCGTCGATTACAAAGGCCGCACGGTTATTCTGTCGGATGCCTACTTTGATCCAGACACGCGCGAACTGCTTCACGTCGAGCCGATGTATCGAGGTTTTATCGACACCATCGATCACGAAACGGATGGCGGCGAAATGGTTCTCAAAGCCAACGTGGAGACGTCAGCTTTGGAAAATCACCGTGACGGCTATCGCACCGCCTCGCACGAAGATCAGCAGCTCATTTCACCGGGCGACAAGTTCTTCGAATATGCCTCAGTGGTGAAGCGAGAGAATTTCCACATCACAGCACCGTAAGGATCGCCATGCGACATCCGGAATGGGAAAAACGCCTCGTGGCCGTCACGGAGGCGCACATAAACACGCCTCTGGTCTGGGGAAAGTCTGATTGTCTTCTCACCACATCCGACGCGATTGAAGCGGTTACGGGCATCGATCCTGCATCTGAAGTGCGAGGCAAATACAAAAGCCGCGCAGGTGCCTATCGCCTAATTAAACAGCGGGGTTTTTCCAGCTTAAGCGCCGTTCTGGCTGATCATTTCGAGGAAACGCCTGTTGCGATGGCGCAGCGGGGTGACGTTGGTATTTTTGAGAAAACTGTTGGCTACTTCTGTGAATACGGCTTCGCGGTGAAAGGCGAGGACGGTTTGCGCTTCCTGCCACGCACAATGGCCGAGAGGGCCTTCAAGGTTTCCTGATGTTTTACATTCTGGCGATTTTATTCGCGCTGTTGGCAACACCAGCGGCGGCGGACCCTGTTTCTATTGTGACAGGTCTTGTTGGCCTTGGCTCGTGGCTGTTCGGCGGTACTGTCCTTGCAAACATTGTGCTTGGCGGACTTCTGGTCGCCGCAAAATACGCGCTCACGTCAATCTTTCAGCAGACGCCCAAGTCTTCGGCATCTGCCACAGAAACCAAATATGGTGAAAATCTCGTCCGTGAAGTCGGCCTCGGCGTATTTGGCACAATGGGGCATCACGTCTATCGCAATGCATTCGGTAAGGGCAACCGAATGGTGCAGGACGTGTTCAAGCTTTCCGACTTCCGCTGTGTTGAGCTTTTGCGCGTGCAGATGGATGGCGAGTGGAAGAGCCTTAGTCCAACCGATCAAACCTATGGACGTAAACTTCTTAACGTCCACGAAGGTGGCGAAGTCTGGGTTCGCTTCTATCAGGGAACGATGCAGCAAGCTGCCGACCCTCAGCTAATTGCGAATTCTAATCCTTCGGGACGTTGGACTTCTGCGCATCGTGGGGCAGGTATCTGCTACGTCGTGGTTACGTCCCGCATGGAGGCCGATAATCTGACTTCGCCGCCGAGCCTTATGTTCGAGGTTCGTGGCGCTCCATTGTATGACCCGCGAAAAGACAGCACGGTTGGTGGATCAGGAACTCAGCGCAGAAACAATCAGGATAGCTGGGCTTTCTCCGATAATCCTGCTGTCATGATGTATAATCTTGAACTAGGCATCTACAACGGCACGGAAAAGATCGTTGGTCGAGGCGTTGCGCAGAGCCGTTTGCCTTTGTCTGAATGGTTCACCGCGATGAATATCTGCGATGAAGCCATGTCAGACGGTAGCAAGCGCTATACGGCAGCATTGATTGCTTCATCTGGCGACGGGGTTACGCACGAAACCAATATGACGCCACTGCGCGAAGCTTGTGCAGGATCTTGGATTGAAGGCGTGACAGGTGAGTATCCAATCGTCGGCGCTAATCAGGCAGTCGTTGCGACGATCACTGATGACGATATCGCTTGGGAGAAGTCTTTCCAGCTGTCGTTAACGCGCACCCGGACTGATCTGGTCAACACTGTTGCGGCTTCTTATGTCAGCCCAGACTTGTTTTATGAAACCACGTCGCTCACCACGCGCGTTGATGCAGCTGCATTGGCTCAGGATCGCGAGCGACTGGCTTCCAAGGTGGATTACACTGCCGTCACTGATCCGCGAGTAGGCGACCGTCTGGCAGATATCGCGATCCGGGCCTCACGCTATCAGGCGAACGGCAACTTTACCGTGCATCCGAAGTTCCTTGGACTGCAGGTTGGCCAGTGGGTTCAATGGGTATCAGCTCGCTATAACCGCACGATCAAGTTTCAGGTTCATTCGAAAGCCCTTGGCGCAATGGGCAGCGACAGTGTTCGCGATGTTTCAATCTCGTGGCAGGAGGTTGGCGACGGTATCTTTGATCCGACAGCTTATGCAACAAATCCGCCTGTTCCAACGCCGAATGGCGATCCGGATTATCTTGCTGAGGTCCAAAACTTCAACGCCGTCGCTAACAAGGTAATTGGCGCTGATGGTCAAGAGCATCCCGGCATTCGGTTGTTCTGGGATGCGATTGACGACATCACTGTCGAAGGTGTTGACATCCAGTATTGGCCCGACAATGACCCGTCACAGGTATTCTCGTCGTTCGTGACCAAAGATGTAACCGTCTTTCAGATCGTGAATGGTCTGACGAGCATCACTGATTGGTGGGTTAGAACAAGGCTTAGGGTGGCTTCGGGCACTCGTCCTGTGGCTTGGTCTGCTGCAGTCAAGGTGGCAACTCTCGACGCTCGACGCGAGGACAGCCCTGTCGATTTTCCGCGACTGGATGACGATGTCAAAGGCCTCGTTAACTACATGACAGATGACTTGCGTGAGTTCAAAAGGCAGGCGCAGGAAAACGCAACAACGTCGGCAAGTGGACTATTGGATGCGTATTCTAATGTCCAGACAATCAGACGTGAGCTTACGAACACGTTTGGAACGGCTAAAGCATCATGGCAGGAAGATATCTTAACTGCCACAGGCCCAAACAGCGCCATTGGGCAGCAACTAACGCAGATCAATGTAAGCCTTGGCACGAAGGCCGATGCAAGCACTGTTGTACTTCTTCAGAGCCGAGTTGATGGCGTCCAAGGCGATATGACTGCCATTTCCAATGCGCTGACTGAGGTCAATGCGTCGGTCAACGATATCAACGCGAATGGATCTCTGCGCTTTACGGCCACGTCGGGGAGCGGCGGGGCTTCAAGTAGAATTGCTGCGTTAGCACGGGTTGGGATCGGTGACAGTTGGAAGCAAGCCGGTTGGTTCGTAAATGTTACTCAAACTTCGAGCCAGTTTGTTGTCATTGCCAATCAGTTCGCCATCGCAGATCCGAATACTGACGGCAGCTTCACGTATCCGTTTGTTGTCGAGAATGGACGTGTCGTGATGGAAAATATCGTTGTAGGGACCGTGAAGTTTAAACGGCTTCAGTCCGATAACAACAAATTCGACGCACGCGGCGATGGAAACAATGCGTATCTGAGGATTATCGTTTAATGGTCAGTTGGTTTGTAGGTTGGAAACCGGGCGTGGGCGCGGTGATGAAAGTCAATAAATATGACAGTGATTGGCCGTTAGACGTCCCGAATGATGCTCATAACCGCTTCTATTTCAACTCGGAGGCAAGCAATCTTTCGTATGTTTTTCGCCATTTCCAGACAGCAAAACGGCTAAACAAAGCAGACTATCCCAACGGGAACTACGGTTTAGTTTCTAATTCCCTTAGCGATGCATGGGTAATGCAGACGACGACAGGTTCATTCGATGTCAACGAATATCGGATCTACGGCTGCATAGGAAGGATGCCAGACCTCGGCGGGATAATACCGTTCGCCGAGTGCAAGTTTATATCCTCAGATGGAACTGCTCGCGTCCTTTACAATAACAAGCCGAGCAGTTCCGGCGCATATTATCAGTCTGTCACCAACTCAGCTATTACAGCGAACGTCTATCCAGAAGCGCACCAAGGCAAATTCGGTTATCAGGATATTCCCGCGGCGCTTGGTTATTCAGGTTGGGCAATCAGACCGACCAATCAAGCGGCCGGGATTGTTGCCTACATCGGCGGCGACCAGGAGTTCATGACGTCCATGATCTGGGATCTACCTTGCAATAATGTGCCGATACCCAGACCGAGCGGAACGCCTGTGAGCGGGCAAATCATGTTTGAAGCATCGCCCACTCGAATAAAGCTGGCAAGGCCGGGGTTTTCCATCGACACGGCTACGGGCCGACAACTGATCATGGATAGCGACAGAACGCCGATCAAAGTGATCATGATGGGGACCACGGGAGCGGTGCAGCCCGGCACAAGTTTGTTTGTTCCGAAGCCATCCTCAATCGACTTCGATCTCTCGCCATCGATGGTCTGTGACACGATCTGCAGCCTGAATGGTTGGGATTTTGCAATCCCTCCAGTCAACCTCAATAGCGGGCTAAACGAGGAAAGAACGTGGGTTGACTATCGTGTTGAGCTCGGTGGCATTCGTTTCTTTGTGACGGGAACGCACGCTGTTTCCATCAAATATATGCTCTATGCGACCGGGTTGCAGGGGTATTCATCTGGGGGCAGCGCTATAATCCGGAAGGTCGAAGGGCAATACCTGCAGATCAAACGACCGGGTTCGAGCGATGTGGCGCCCGGCTATAACGATATCCTTCTTGATACTCGCTTCGCAGCCGTTACCGTTCTCGCTGAAAGTTATGTACCAACGTCAAGCTTTACTGAAAGCGCTTCGGTGCATTGGCGATATGGCAAGGTTGGTCATCGGATAAACTTCGATCCTCAAGGCCTCTTTATCTTCCCGAAGGTCATTTATGATTTCGGCAATTTCTACCGCAACGGCACGCATGACATGTATATCACGCCGGGGAGTGGAGCTGTCGAAGCTTTGCGATACTCGACTTCAACCGTTGTGCGTGACGATCACATCATCATGCATATGAACCCCGGAAACTCGTCGGGGCCAGTCAACAGCAGCGGTTTCCCTGAACCCGTCGGCGCTCGTTATTTCATCCTCGGAGCTGCAACGCTCTAACAATCCGAAAATCGGAGAATATAATGGCTGTTTTGTCAGATTACACCTCTGGCAGGATTTCGCTCGCCAACGGTTCGGTTACTGTTACCGGCACCGGAACGCTGTTTAATGTTGCGAAATTCCGTGAAGGCGACACGCTACAAATTCAAAACCTGACAGCGGTCATTGCGAGTGTGAACAGCGATACCTCGCTGACGCTTACAGCGCCGTGGACGGGGACAACTCTCACCAATGCTGTATATCGCGCTCGCTATCTTCCTGACGGTGCTCGTGTGACCGCCCAGGCAACAACTCTTATTGAGCTTCTTGGGAATGGCAACCTGCAGTCGCTAGCTGGTCTGACGGGAGCCGCGGACAAAGGCATCATGTTCACAGGCGCGGGAACTGCCGGAACGTTTGATCTAAGTGAAATTGGACGGAGAATTGCGGCAATTACCGATGGCGTTTCATCGCAAATCATTCAGGGAGATGGAACGCGGGTTGCTAAATCATCTTTGCCAATTAGCGCTGCTACACAAACTGCCCTTGATGCTAAGGCACCGATAGCTACCCCTGTTTTTCAAGGTCAAACGGATATCTTGAGGGGTAGTTTACGTTTTCGTGGCGACCAAAACGTCAATCAAAATCTTATTGTTGTTCAGGAGTTTGGCACTCAACGATGGGGAATAGATTACGTCTATACTGACCAGTCTCTCCGAATTCAAGCTTTTACGGGAGGCACTTGGACGGGTGAAGCGGTCATTTTCAGACCCAACAAAAGTGTAGCTTTTCTTGGAACAATCTCAAAGGCTGGCGGCACTTTCGAAATTGATCACCCGTTGGACCCCTTCAACAAAAATCTGCGCCATGGATTTGTTGAAAGTACGGAATATGTGAACATTTATCGCGGTATGGTCGATCTTGTTGATGGGCGAATGTCTGTCGATATTGATGCTGCTTTCGGCATGACGGATGGAACCTTCGCAGCGCTCAACGCTGACGTGATAGTTTCATCATTGCAAAACCAGTATGGGCCGGATCGCGTATGGGTCGAGGCTCCAGCCGACAGCGGCAAATTCACCATTATCTGTGAAGATACGGAAAGCACGGCAACTATCGCTTGGATGGTGACTGGACGCCGTAATGATGCCTTTGTGCGTTCTGATCTCGATCCGAATACCGACAGTGAAGGCCGGTTCATTCCAGAGTTTGACAAGGAGGATGCATAATGTCCGTAACGCAGCAGGTTCCAGACTTGTCAGGTCTGGGAAAAAAAGGTCTGCCGATGCATTACCAAGCGTTCGGTATCGAACCGCCTATGAAGACCGTTCCGGTTGAAGATGGCGAACCTGTCACCGACAACCCCGGCATGACGATACCAGAGTACGTAGCGGCAAAGCGCTGGGAGGCAGAGGTCGGTGGAATTGAGGTTGATGGATTGCTCATAGCTACCGACGATCGCTCAAAGATGATGATCTCAGGCGCTCGCGTTGCTGCACAGGGAA